CAGCAGGGTCTAGAGCTACAACCACTCGATTTAGTTGAGGGACTTCATTCCTATCAATCTGAGCATTGTCAAGCGTGTCAGTGGTCCATAGAGCACCTTCAGCTTCCTCTAGGATCTCAGCATACAATTCCTGTCTACCAAGCCTTGTACCTTCATACTGAGCCTTAACAGCCTCAAGATAGGTTCCAGCAAGGTTAGCAGCATTATCAAATGTTGAACCAGTAGTAATATGTGTTGTGGGGTTTTTAGTTAGTTTGCGGACCAGTTTAGTTGGTCTAGGTGTTGTCGTAACACAAACTTTAGGGTGTTTACCCAAACGAAGACAGAACTGGAGCATATCCCAAGTGTCTTCATCTTTATTCCAAGCACCAAGCTCATCACACCATGCAGCCTCAAACTGAGGTCCACGGAGACGTTCTGGTTCTTCTGCGGAATAGAATTCTACTTTAGCACCATTCTCCCAAGTCAAAGTTCTCTTAGTAGGAGACCATTCAGGGAAGCCTAGTTCTTTACCTTTGTAAGTCTTATCACCTTTCCAACACACAGCTAGAAAACCGGACTCACCTTTAACCATAACACGTTCAATATCAGAGTTAGTAGAAGCTACAGCAGCAATACGTTTCTTACCTTGCTTAACTTGCTCTCTAACCCACTCTACACCAGCCCGAGTTTTACCAAACCCACGACCAGCGTTAATGAACCAAGTATTCCAGTCACCTTCAGGAGCTAATTGTGTAGGTCTAGCCCAAAACTTCCAGTCGTGAGACAATTGCTCTACTTTAGTCGGACCTAGCTCTTCTAAGACTTGTCTTAAGTTACTTGCTGAAAGATTACGTAGAGTATCTGCATTAGCTATCATATCTAAGGACACTCCTAAGTAATTGCCTACTTTTTATTGGTTTTAGGAATGAACTTACGTGCCTTCAGTGATTCATACCTTTTATATGCATTACTGATAGACTTATGTAGGTCTATTTCCCCATTAGCCTTAACTACAAGAATTTTACTCATAGTACCCTCCTGAGTAACTGGTATGAGTGGTGGGATTCGAACCCACACTGAACTAGGTTTAAACCAGATACCTCTACCGGTTGGGTTACACTCACATGTTATTGGCAAAGGTGTAGAGACTCGAACTCTATCAGCGAGGGGTTGGAATCCTGCGGCATCACCCAAATGCTCACCCTTATATGTATCTATAGTTTAACTGTAGTCATTACTGACGCATTACAACACTCGTCTTTCTCTTTTGTTTAGCTACGCTAGAAGTCGAGAGAACTCCTTTAGTCCACTTACTACAGTTATTGGTGGGAGAGTATGGAATCGAACCATGCACCTTTCAGTTCCAGATTTACAGTCCTTCTGTAGCGACCAGCTACTGAACTCGCCCATGTATTTTTTTGGGGAAGGCTCGGGAGTTTTCATCCCTAGTTTTTAACGTATGGTTAGCTTCCATTCCCATACACTCTACTACAGTTATTGGTGGGAGAGTATGGAATCGAACCATGCACCTTTCAGTTCCAGATTTACAGTCCTTCTGTAGCGACCAGCTACTGAACTCGCCCATGTATCTATTGAAGGACTTGAGGTGCTTTAACCTATGCCAGCGCCGTAGCTGTGACATTCCCTAAAAGCCTTAGAGGTCTAGAAACCCTCTTCACAATGTAACATTCATTGATTACCCGAAGGCAGGCTTAATAAGTAATTGGTACCCAAGGTGGGATTCGAACCCACAAAAAACAGCTTCTAAGGCTGGTATGCTATTCCACTTACATCGCTCGGGCATATGTCTCTCTTGAGACTAAACTTTGGCGAACCGTTAGCCTAGTAACTTTGGAGGCTACTGTTGACCCCTTAGATTTCTATACCGCCACGGTTCTACGGCGGATATTGGTCAGTGAGTCAGGACTCGAACCTGCCAGCCAAGCTTCCAAGGCCTAGTGCTACACCTGTACGCACACTGTTTAATTAGTAACTGTAGTTCTGGGACGTATGACTATCCAGATATTCCTTACGCCATCCCCTATTGTCTAGCACTTACGTACCTATCGTCGGGTACTCTACAGTATTGGCATCCTACCTAGGATTCGAACCTAGCACTGGTCGGTTAACAGCCGAGCCTCCCCGCCTAGAGGAGCCGTAGGATATATAGTTATTGGTCGTCCCAAGAGGACTTGAACCTCTGTCTAACGTTTATCAGACGTTTGCTCTAGCCAGTTGAGCTATAGGACAATGTTGGAACCCCGAGTAGGAATCAAACCTACCTGTTTTGGCTTCGTAGGCCTAACCTGTCTCAGCAGCCGGGGTATATTTGTAGTTATAGCAGTAGTAGTAACCACTGTCAACTACAAATTGGAAGTCCTTGTCGGTACTGCCCCGACTTCTACGGGTTTGCAAGCCGTTGCCTTACTTTCTGGCTCAAGGACTAGTATCTATTGGTGTTTGTTAAGGATTCAAACCTTACCCCTGTTGTCAAAACTACTGGTGGATACGGTCCTTGTACTTTGGACTATCTTACCACGTTCACCCAACAGATATGCACCTTTACACCTTACAAACATATTGGCGATCTATACGGGACTCGAACCCGTCTTATCCGGTCGACAGCCGGATGCATTCCCTGATTGCTAATAGACCAGTATCTTTGGACTACACTCAGGAATTGTGCAGCTTTGTAGGATTACCACGGACGTCTCTCGTACCTACATAAGTATCTTTGGGTCGGTCTCTCCCGACTTGTCACAAGAACCCCCTGTCAGGCCTAAGGCGCTACCTCAGGATGCTTTGGAGCGGCTGTAGGGAATCGAACCCTTTACTCACAGTGTGGAGCACTGTTACTAGCCCAACTAGAATTAAGTTACAGACGCAATTGGTGCCGCAGTCAGGAATCGAACCTGCTTCATCGACTTACAAGATCGACCATCATCCGGTTAAATGTTTCAACGGCTTGTATCTAAGGATACTGGTTGGGAAGGCTGGGTTCGAACCAGCACTCACAAGAATTCAAAGTTCTGTATTTTACCAATTAAACTACTTCCCAGAATTGGAACTGGGTGAAGGGATTGAACCTTACATCAACACGGATCACAACCGTGAGACCTCACCAGAGGAACCCAGCAAATCAGGGTTGATGTTGAACTTTAGTATTAGTCATCGTAACATCCTTTAATCTCTTGTTGGTGTTGTTTGTACTTAAGTTTGTCTCTCATGTCAATACAAACGCAACACCAACAGTGCATTCTTTTTGTCTTCTTACCCTTCATCTTTACAGACCCTGCTGAGGGATGAATAGGATACTTTCTTTTCTTAAAGTTACGTCCAGTGCCATATACTGGTGATTTAGCCATAGTGACACCTCCTAACGTAACTGGTAACCCCTAGGGAATCGGACCCTAAGACAGCAATCTTGTAAGGATCGCCCGCTGACCACAGCTAAAGGCTTTAAACTTTGGCCCTCAAGGTAGGAATTGAACCTACATTAAACCAACATTAACCTTGTGATCACCTAGGTCAAACATGAGGATATTTTATTGGACCACCCGGAGGGATTCGAACCCTCGACCTGAGAATTAGAAGTTCCCTGCTCTAGTCCACTGAGCTACGGGCGGATATAATACTTGGTAAGACACCTAAGGACAAGGAGGGAGGAAAACCTCAGATGCCTTACGAAGTATTATTGGGAGGGCATACGGGATTCGAACCCGTGTCCTTCGAGGTTGAAAACCTGATATCCTAGACCGCTAGATCAATGCCCCACTCTTGTACTAATGTATATACTCTTTATTACTGCAAATGTCAAGTAGTATTTTAAGTATATTGCCATCCTCTAAACCATATAGGAAACTATGGATGGCTGAAGTTATTACAACTAAATAGTAGGTTTAATCTTCACCGGGACAGCATGGAGCCTGATACCTAAGTATCCCCCTGCCTTCTGTACCTACACCCGGCCTACTTTTGTACCTCAATAGAGGTAACTGGTGGAATGCTTGGGAATCGAACCCAACTCAGTCGCATTGCAAGTGCAACTCGCCAGCCCTTGGAACATGGCACCCCTTATATTAGATAACTACTACTATGGTTTTAATACCTGCTGCCTTACTCAAAGACTTACAATTGTCACAGGCATAAGTGTGTCCTTCAAGGTACAATACAGAACCTTCAGACTTTTCCCCAACTAACCCTAATGCTACTTCTTCAGCATGACCTTGCTGTTTACACACAGACTTACATAAGTCATATCTCTCACCTGATTTAGCACTAATCTCATCCCTAGGACAAACTTTAATACTAGGATCAATCATATTATAACCTATAAACTCTTCACCAGAAGGTGTCACAATAGTAGCTTTAACCTTCTGTTTAAGGCAATGTTGCATATAGATACCCCCTTATATAGTAACTTAACACTAGAACACTTAAGTAGAAGTGTCAAGTTTTATTTTAGGGAGACTCAGGAATAACATAGTCATAAGGGAAACCTTCTTGTTCAGGTAAGTCCCTAAGCTCTTGTCGGTATTTAACCCAAGCTTCCTTATCTCCAGTGAAATCGTTTAACTGTGTGTAGTCACAATCAGACAATAACTCATTTCTCTTACTACGTAAAGACTTTTCTACGTCTTCAATAGGTCTTTTTTCTACTAGCCAACTCTGGACATACTCATCCTCTACCCAATGCCAATCACCCTCTAGGGTAACATGGGTAATAGAATCTATCACAGGTCTCTCTGCAAGACTGGCAGGATAAACATCATACATAGTCAGTGTCTCACTAGAAACATCTTTAGGGAAGCTAGTGTTAGGGTTGTCACGCTTCAACTCTACGATAGAGTACTGCTTAAGTCCATCTTCTCTTTTAATAACAAACATCAGAAAGAAATCTCCAGAGAAAACAAGTGATGACCTTGACGGCCAGCATCAGTAGTCGTGATCTGCTCGTCTACATCTACATCACCGGGGTTGAGTATTTTGTAAGCATACTGTGTCCCTGTATTAAGAGGGTTCACATGAGTCCACCCACCCTCTACAAAAGTAGGTGTTGGGTCTTGTGTAGCTGAAGCTTGAGGACGACCTGTTAGGAAGTAACCTTTTAACCTAATGACACCCTCAGGGACTGTAGCAGGGGTTTCAGCACTTAAAGTACTATTCAAAGCAGCAGATCCATCAGCAGTTGCTGTGTTACCTACAACGATAGATTGGATAGGTGTATTTGGTGTGAAGACCATCATAGCACCATTACTAGTCTCTATTCCACCACTAATACTTACAGTTACATCCGAAGAAAAGGAACCTGTGGAGACATAATAGTAACTAGAACCTTCTGGATACTCTGTACCATCAAAGTTGTCAACGATAAGTGTACCACTTGTCCCGTTAATACTTGTACCGTTTTCTGAGTAACCATCATTATCCCACATAACAGCAAACACGCATAACTCATCTAAAGTTACAGGAATACCTGTGATAGTGGTTGTATTAGTGTGTGCAGTTTCCCTACCTAGAGAAGCCACCCTAAAGTTTAACCCTATCCCATCAGAAGAACCCATTCCTAGTAAACGTGGGATTATAGGCATTAGCTTGATACCCCCACGAAATTACCATACAAGGTTGATCCAGTTTTCCACATAGCAATTACGTTTGTCTCGCTTGTGTCTAGTGTAGGTGCAGAGCCACCAAGCCACTCCATAGTAGGCCAAGTGATTGTGAAAGATGAACCATCATCAATTTGTAGTAAGACACTCTCACCATCAGCTAGAGAGTCTGTGGGAGTACTGTTGCCTGTTAAAGTCCACTCTTGTACTGTACCATTAACAGGATCAATAGCAGGAGTTGTACCTGATGGCATAGTGCCTGTAAGTTCTGTAATCTCACCACCAAAAGTAAAACCAGCACTAACACTAGTGTTACCAGAAGCGTCAATTGTTAGTCTGTCAACTGTACCACCGGATTGTAATACCAATGGACCTTCTGACTTCATCGACAGTGCGCCAGTACTCTCACTATACTGAATCTTGGAAGCGGTTGGAGCGGTCTGTGATCCTAAGTAGATACGAGAGAATCCAGTACCATCCTCTGCCAATATGCTTAGGCCTACATCGGTCTGGTCTTTACTAACAACAAGATCATCACCATTACCATTTGCAGATGCACCATCTCCAATTGTACCGGTTCCAGATAGTTCTAGTGATCCTGTAAGATTAATATCTTTTAAGAACTCTAATCTATCGTCAGATTTGTCCCACATAAAAACTGTAGTTGTGCCATCTCTAAGAAGGAAGTCACCTCCATTAGCATGTGAAGCACCATACAAGACTAGATTAGCGCCTGAGTTAGAAGCATTACCTCCAGAAACAAATAAAGACTCATCATCTACACTACGTCTTAAAGTGAAAGAGGCGGATACCTGACCTAATACAGTAGCAGTATCTGTAAGTAGTAATGCTGTATCAGTAGCGTTATCATCAATACCTGTAGAGGTAAAACCTGCAAAAACTACATCATCAGTAGTACTAAGACCTTGATCTAAAGCACCTAAGAAACCCCATTGGGTAACTGTGATAGTGTTAGTATTAATATTCTGTAACTGAGTAAGCTCAGCAGAAGTTAGAGGATTACTTACATAAGTGGCTAAGTTAGCACTATAAGCCTGCACATCAGACCCAATAGCTACACCAAGATTAGTCCTAGCATCAGAGGCTGTAGAAGCACCTGTACCACCATCAGCTACAGCTAGGTCAGTGATACCTGTGATTGTACCACTATGGATAGTGATATTAGAGGCATCTCTATTTGTGAACAACTCATCCACAGTAATTTTCTTGTTAGTAGCAGAGCTAGTGTCAATAACTTGAACAATGTCTGCGGTACCTACAATCTCAGAACCTGTGATTACGGGTAGGTCACTAATTTTTGTGTCAGCCATAATAGCAGTTCCTGTAACTTTTGTTTGGCGGAAAGCAGAGGAGTCGAACCCCACACGATCTCTCGTGACCTAGTTTTCAAGGCTAGTCGCAGGACCAACCCCGCTGCATTACTTTCCATTATCTAAAATAATTGGCAGAGAGCAGAGGAAATGAACCCCACACCCTAAGGTGCCCTTGGTTTAGCAAACCAGCCTCCAGACCTCTGAAGTTTACTCTCTAACGTAAAAACTGGAGTTTTACTCTCTAGCGTAATTGGTGTGGCCCCAAGGAATCGAACCTTGTTCTACTGCTTTTCAAACAGTCGTAGTCACCAGATCTACCCGAGCTACATATAACTTACGCCAACCCTCCCTCTCCAGACCTAGGATGTTTCTGGCGAGAGTTGACGCAATCTTTGGAGAACCGGGTGGGAATCGAACCCACGCCGACGGATTAAAAGCCCGCCAATCTAGCCAACACGATAAGCCGGTTCTTATGACCGGGCGTTACCCCAGTCGGTGATCTTTCGAGCTTTACTTTCCATTGTAATAACTCCATTATTTGTTGTTTATCATAGGTGATAAAAAAGTACCTTTTAAGGTGTTATTCTCATCAGATATGATAAGTTATTGGTGGCGGAGGAGGGAATCGAACCCTCTGTACCGAGCTTATGAGACTGGTCGGAATACCAATTCTCCCCGCATCAACTTATTTAATAGTAACCTAAGAACCTTTGTCAGTCAAGACCTAAGTTATTCTTTTAGTCACTTACCAACCTGCTCATATGTCGAAGTTGGTTGTTTAGTACTTTAGTTACTCATCAGCATCAGGATCAAGTTTACCTAGAGCAATCATAAGAGCATCAATGGCGTTAACCTCATCATCAGCACTATCGGACTCAACCTCTGTGACTGTTGACTGTGGTGACCAATCACCTCTAGATCTTAGGAAGAACTCTTGTGACTTGAAGTCTCCTTCAAGAGCTTGATCAATAACCTTGTGCCCTACTTTACCTACGATATCTGCTCTTTCCTCATCCATATCACCCTTATAGAGTTTGTAGAACGTTTGGATAGAACCGGGGGCATTCTGTAGGCTTTGGATAGAACCAAAGATTTGTTTGATATTCAGACCCTCACGAATTCCTCTTCTCACTTTATTCGCAATGTCTTTTGAGTAGGGAATTGCTTGGGCCATGTTGATTTCCTGTATTTGTAGTTATAACTTAAGTACTCTGTAGTGTCAACTGTAAAAGTGACTTAAGATAGCTTTAGAGGTTTCACCATCGGTAGGACTGTACCTTGAGAACAAGACTTGTGGTATACGTCCTAGTTGATGAAACCACTAAAGTTATCTACTTATGTATATACTCTTTATTTTAGCTTTTGTCTACTAGTAACTATAGTTTTTCTTAAGTTTCTTACTTATAAGTATATAAAACACTATATTCAATAGTATCAACTACACATTTAAGAGTTACTATAGTGGGTGCCGGAAGTCGGAACTCAAGTTGTAACTATAGAATATCTTAAGCTATGGTCTAGGTATCATATATAATCAATATGACCTAAAGATCATACTAGTATGTCAACTACACCTGTGTAGACTCTACTATAGTTATAACTTAAGACACTCTATAGATACTCTTAAGTTCTTCTTTAGTTAATATCTTATTATAATTATAACCTAAAGATAAACTATAGTAAATCTTAAGATATAACTTAAGTTAGCCCCCCTTACCCCCCAAGAGGTATCTAAATATGTATATACTCCCTATTTCAGCTTTTGTCTACCTGAAACATAAGTTTTCATGTAAAAAGTGATAATTGTTACAGTATTTAGGTTAAAAGTGATCAGTTCTGTAACAAAGTTCCTTTAGATCTTACTTGGTTAAACCTTAGCATGAACCTTTGTTCCTGTCAACCTAAGTTTATTTTTTATTTTTTATTTTGGTATGGGCCTTGGTTAAACCTTGGTTGGGGGTGAAAGGTTTTTTCTTCTTTTGGATTCTTAGTTATATCACTGGTTAGTGCCCAAAGGTTTTTTTCTTGTTTTGGATTCTTAGGTGCCTGCCCACCCTGTCGCAATTATACCACAGTTTTCTGGAGGGTCCCACTTTTGTTATGTCAAGGGGTTGACAAGAGATATTCCCTGTGCCCCCGCATAAGATATAACTTTAGTTACAACTGTTGCATAATCATCACATGTGTAGTCACTCCTTGGTTTAAGCCTTGGTTATAAGCCTTTGATATTACTATGGTTTAAGCATGTGTTGCACATTGGTCACACTAGGCTAATGAAATAAACTTTGGGTATATCGAAAGATTTCTATTGACACAGAGCTAAGGCTTCGCAGCCCTATAAAACACTAAAATTAAACCATTGATTATCAAACGAAACAATCAAATGTTACGCATTATCAAGTAATACCCTAGTAATACCTTGGTTAACCCTTTGATATAACTATAATACTAGTTATGAATAACACTCATGTTATGCCACTACATTATGAATAAGAATAATAATCACCTCTCACTCATTCTAAGGGTGCTACAATAGGGGTTCTATAGCTAAGCTATGGTAGTGACCTAAGTATATCCAAAGGCCACTACATGGGGGCTTATATGTAGCCTCAGTTATTCCTTAGCTATAACCTTGCCCATATACATGTCCATATTAATAGGATTAGACAAAACCCGCCCCGAATCTAGTTTATAGTAGGGTACACTTACGCTTTCCAACCTGTTAGACACCCTATCAAGGTCACTGCGAGGGGTATTTATATGACCGCATACATGACAAAACAAAAGAGTACGCAGTGCCGTTGCCTCTTCTATAGTCATTTCTAGAATGATCTTTTCTTCTTGGATAACTTTAATTTCACGCTCGATTTTTGTAGCTTTCAACATTAGATATTCCTTTCGATAGTAACCTGAGATTAATTAGAAAGAGATGTAGCCGCAGTTACTGACTAAGGTAACACCCGTATTTTCCTTTTCATGATCACCGTATTCATTCCGTTCATAAACAAACCCACAAAGGAATTCATCTAGTGCCTTTTCTATAGGCACGTCCTTAACATTACCTAGGTATTTATTAAGGGTCTCAAGGTCCACCTCTAGCATTACATTAACTTTCATTAGATATTCCTTTCGAGATTAGTGTTTTGTGTAGCTAACATTGCTTACGTTAGTATTCCAGCACGCCCGACAATCACCACAGTTGTTATTCTGTTTAGGGGCGGGACATTCATACCCTGTCACCTCGGAACCTTTCTTGTGCACTGTACTAGTTGGCAGATCGGTTGTGATAGGCTTTTGATCCACCATAGGGGCGGAAAGTCTGACACAAAGGTTGCTAGGGAAGTCCCCGAATTGCTTTTGATAGCCTTTCACAATTGCCAATTCTCGAGTAGGCAACCAATGTTTGATATGGGGAGTCTCTTTGGCAACATTAACAATTGCAATCAATTGTCCAATTGAGTCAATATCACCACTATCAAACCAACGATGAAAGTTTTCCCCTGTCTTATTAGCTTGACGATTAATCTGGAATACACAGGCTGCAATCCACTTCTCAGGATTTGTAGCAATCAGATTTACAGCCTTTTCATAATTGGCTTTCCAACCCTTATCAACACTAGGGCGGATCTTTTGAATACGCCTTGCGTAACATTGATCACAGATAGACCCCTTGATCTTGGCAAGCTTTGATCCTGTTACACATGCAAATGCATCTTGTGCAAATGTCGTGCCCGGCATTTTAGAATTGCCATTAGAGATATTTACGATTGCCTTAGCTTCTTTAACTAGCATGCTACTTAACCTTGTTTCTGACGTTATTCTTTAGTAATTGTCACAGATTGAATCTTATCACCATATTGAGATAAGATATATTGTGCCCTTTGTAGTTCTGTTGCAGCATCAATATAATTGTCATATTTGAATGGATATTCAAAAGCTTCAATTGTGCCATTGGCCTTTTCGACTGTCACATTCAATTGATACATGTTACTTACCTTTAATGATCATTAGAACACGGGCTTTAGAAAGCCCCGCCATTTGGCACAATTGGTTGATTGTTTTGCCATTATTGTATAGCTGCCGGATTTGTTTGTTAGTCATTTGAGTCTCCAAACATAGTTTCTTTATCTTCCTGAAATAACTCTGGATCATCATCATAAGCGTCTACTAATTGGCCAATTGCATAGTTTATTAGATAGCCTAAATCCCAAGATTCCACTACGGCCTGTGCTAAATCTGCTTTATTAACCATTTGATTTACTCCGATTCCATATTATAGACTGCGAGTGTTTCACCGGGATTAGGTTTTGCCATTGAAAGAGCCTTTTCAGCCTCAGCCCGTGTCATGGGTGGCAGGTTAAGGTTAATCCGCTTGAAACCCTCTTCCCCGTTAGTCCAGAGTGTCAAACCGTACTGTTTATTGTAAATTCCCATGTTTTTTCCTTCTGTTTAACATGTGATTAATTGAGTGATATTGCCGCCAGTTTATTAACGGCAATACTTCTTAATCAATCATTAGATCACTGGCCCAAATTGGAACCCAACGATATGTTGCACGAATAGGCTTGAATTGCTCAATATAAATTGAACGTTTACCTATATGGAAAGCCCGGAAAGTCTTACCCTTAGTAATTCCATAACGTTTTTTAACCAAACGTTTACGGTAAATACCTTTCACAAAGGAATTGCGAAAACGGTATCCATTTGTATTGTCATTCAGGGGCAGTTTAATCATGTGATAGTTCCCTTGTTAGGTTACACGTTTACTTTATTGCCGTGAATTTCCACGGTATCAGAATTCAATTCGACAGGTTTACCATTGAACAAAACTTGTTCATTGGGTAGCACTGCGATTGCCTTGTTGTTCCAACCTTTAAGCATTTGGTTAACACTTTGGTAGGAAAGTGGTTGTACCGAATTAGGCGCAACCATTTTGTAAAACTTTCCTTTTTGCTTATAGTAAACAACAGGACGGTTTTCGTGGTAGCAATGGCGGATTAAAGCTTTAATTTTCATCTGTATTACCTCAGAAGCTTGTTACGATTGTCTTCTTGTTAGATTCAGAAGACTGTTGCGATACTGGCAAATAAGATTGCCAATACCATGAATTCGAGAATTGCCTTGCGTATCATGAGATCAATTCATATTTAATTGCAGTTGTTTTTTTAGTCATTGTTAGGTTGTAACTATCGGGCAACCCCCTTTTCAAAGTCTTAAACACAAAATCCGCATGTCGCTCCGTTGTGTTATCCGGCCCGTTACGGTCAACGGTTACTGTAAAATCATGCATACCCTTGTAAGCAACATTGATTTTATATGTTTCTTTGTCCATTGTCTTAACTTTCCTTGTTTGAACCATCTGGTCCGTTGTTCGTTTTGATTCAATCTAGGTATTTGACGATTTCGTCGGAATCCCCTTGTGTCTCTACAATGTAAAAGCCTTGATCTGAACTGCGAAAGCCCGCTTTGAATGACTACTCATTGTCATACCCCCGCTTGTTTCCTAAGTGAGGCCCGCAGTTCCATGAACTTGGGAGAAGCCATATCACAAGGCACGGCACCGAATTCCAAGGCCAATGATATGAATTGATCATCAATCACATCTGAATTGCAGTCGTCACCAAAACAGTTGTGGGAGATTGCCATGGAAACTTGATTGAAGGCTTGTTGAATTGCTGCCATTGTCTTAACTTTCCTTGTTTGAACCGTCTGGCCCGTTGTTCGTTTCCTTGTATTGTTTATGGCATTTTATCCCGGTGACTGTAAACCCCTAAATTCAAAAAAGTTCACATTCATTATCTAGCATGTGATTGGCTTAATCTAACTAAAGAAGCGTGCGTGCGGTTATAGAAATGTCAGAACCTTGTCAACTGCTAATTTTGTAGGGTTAAACATACGATCTTTTGAATATGTCCACAGGCTCAATATAAGCCCCGCTGAGTGGGGTCTAGAAATTAGTGAGTTACGACCCATGAAAAACCTCAAGCGCAGTCTGGACGTGTCAAGAGGGTATTTCTGCACAATATCCAAATAAAAGACTTGACAAGGCGTTTTGATCGAATCTTTCCTGAATCAGTATTCTTATTCTGACCTAAAATAAGCTGTTGACAAGGTTCTGACATTTCTATATTCTGTAATTACATTGTCGCTCTGCCATGGGTCCGGTTATTCATAATCGTATCGCAAAAAACACCGAGGGTGGGCGATAGAAACTTCGTAACATTTATGTCACAGACGGCCAGAAAATGGCTGTCAATAGTATTGTTTGTTTTGTTACAAACGGTAACAATTCGTGAGTGTCAACTGACGTTGTAATAATTATCACAATATCTGTGTCAAGGGGTTGACAAGCATTTGAAACAATTCGTGATGTCAAACATGAAAGTGAATTCAGGTTCAGGTTACGAAAGTGAATTCAGATTCTGGTAACACCCCTCCAGTGGAAAATGAGAGTACCCCCTCCAGTGGAAAATGAGAGTACCCCTCCGAGGGAATTATAGGTACACCCCTCCGATGGAAAATGAGAGTGATGTCAAAAGTATAGGTAAGTATATGAAAAGAAAAAATATTCGTAAAAGGAACCCGATGGCTCTTGACTTACGGCAACCAAAGTATAAGTTGAGAGTTGTAGCTACAAAACATAAGAAGCTACACCGTAAGAGAAAACACAAAGGAGTAACTAGTGATTAAGGCTCTGACTGAAGAAGAAGTGTCAGAACTGTAACAATTTGTGACTAGACAAACACTCAGTTTGAGAGTACATATGGGGGTAAGGGGGCTAACTTAAGTTATATCTTAAGATACTCTATAGTTTCTCTTTAGGTTATAATTATAATAAGATATTAACTAAAGAATACTTAAGAGTAACTATAGAGTATCTTAAGTTATAACTATAGTAGGAGATTAGCATGTATCATAATTGTGTAGTTACATCTAAAGATGATCCTTGTGATGATTGTACTCATTGGGTAGGAAATCTAAATAAGCCTATTGACAAGGATAAGAAGAAGACTTAGGTTAGTGTCAAGTTGAACGAAGGAGTAACTAATGACTATCAAGGTTGAAGTTGGAAAGTATTATCGCACCCGTGAAGGCCTGAAGGTTGGTCCAATGAGTAAACCTGTTTGGCGGGGCCTTGTTAATGACCCTGAAGGTGAACTTTGGAACGAATCAGATGGGGTCCACGGTGATCGGGATTCCCGCACCTCAGTGATCAGTAACGTCCATCGTAAAGACCTCATAGCCGAATGGACCGACGAACACGAAGACAAGCCCAAGACGTGGGGTGAAATGTCCGATGCTGAGAAGGGTGCGCTGCTGCTGGGTCAGCATAATGGCGCAAGAATTCAGTGGTTAGGTATTCGTGGTTGGCGTGATGTCGAACGCAGAGAGTTCTTCATTGACACTCGTGCCTACCGCATCAAGTCAGAACCAAAGTTTACACCTGATGAGCTGGCCGAGATTGCCGAAATGGTGGCAAAAGAACTGTGCCAACGCATCCTAATGGAGAAAGACAATGACTGATGATGAAATTCTTAAGGCTGCTGAACGTATCCAACGTAAGCGTAATCTAGGTTATCAACTAAGGGAGGCCAAAGCTAGTATAGGTAAAGCTTTTCTTCATGTAACCAACGATCATGGATATGATGAAGAGTTTGAGCTTGACAGAGAGGGTTTGACTGCGTTACAAGAGGTTCTAGGATACACTGTAGAGTAAAAGGAGAAGTTACTTATGAATATTGATTATCGTATCGGAGACATGTTCAAAGGTGAACATAAGTATATTGCTCATGGGTGTAACGCCCAAGGCGTCATGGGTTCTGGTGTAGCAAAGATTGTTAAAGATAACTACTACTATGCCTTTAAGGGTTATGCTAGTTGGTATCGTGACTGTGGACTTAAGTTAGGTCAGGTAATCAGATCTTCCGTCTCACACCAAGAGTTTGGATTAGGTAACAAACCAACAATCTTTAACTGTATCACTCAAGACCACTATGGTACAGATCAACGGTATGCTAACTACGGAGCTATTCAAAGTTGTATCCAAGAGATTGATTACTACATGTGTAACCATACTAAACTAGGTTCTAAGGAAGAAGTAGCTTTCCCTATGATTGGTGCTGGTCTAGCTGGTGGTGACTGGGGTATCATCTCTAAGATCATTGAACGTGAATCTAATTACTTCCAGCCTGTAGTTTATGACTTTACACCATAACTTAGGTGTGTTACTACAGTTATAACGAAACAAACAAGGAGAAAAATTAATGAAGATTTATGTTTTTGCTAAAGGTACGGGTGATGGTTCTGTGCGACTTGTCTATACTAAAGATAAAGATTTCTTTAGTTCCATCTGTGAGGCAGAAGATTATCCATATGACCCTTATGAGGATTTTGGTGCTAATGAGACACCTTCTGTAATTAACCTGCCTGATGATTTTGATATTGACACATTAGGTGTGAAAGTGTATGAAACAGCAGAAGAATACCTCAAGGAGTATAACTAATGGAACAACAATATAACCTGATGTACATGGCAGACTTCTACAAAGTCTCTCATAAGGCACAATACCCAGAGAATGTAACTAATGTTTCATCTACTCTGGTGGCTCGTGGGGCTAACTACAATGATCAAATCTCTAAAGATCGTTTCTTTTGGTTTGGTGCTAAGCTGTTTATTGAGAAGCTCAAGAGTTTCGAAAGTTGGTTCTTTGATATGAACCATAATGAAATTGCAGAGGTTGTAGGGGAGTACAAAACTTTCCTAGATAATCGTCTTGGGGGTGACAATAGTGTGGACCACTGGATTGACCTGTGGTATCTTGATCAAAGACTTCCTATCACTATCCATATTCAACCAGAACGTACATGGCAGGACTTCCAGACACCTCTTGTTGTAGTTGAGAATACTCATGAAGAATTTGCTTGGTTGACATCTTTCATTGAAACCACTATGCTCTCCAATGTCTGGGGTGTAACTACTGCTGCTAACCGTGCTGCACATATCCGACAGACTATCGAAAGCTTCATGGAAGGTTACTCTGATGATGAACTGGCTGCTGTTGACTTCATGGGACACGATTTCTCTTATCGTGGGATTCTTGGTGATGAAGGTGCTGTACTTACTGGGTGTGGCCATCTGTCGGTGTTTAAAGGTTCTGATACTATCCCCGCTGCACGGGCTATGGAACGTGTATATGGAGAGGTCACTGGGTTTTCTGTCCCGGCTACTGAGCATTCGGTAATGTG